CATTACTATCCGTGACAAGCAAGTAAAAATGGACCTATGTCCTGAAGACCTTCGCCAATACTGGATGTCTCAGCGCATGTCTCCTTCTGCACACCTCGAAAACGTACCTTTCGAAGAAATCATCGCTAACTACTACGTTGAGCGTGTCAAGAAGTACAACGAAGGCTTCCTCATCAATGGCGATGGTACTGCTAACGGTATCAAAGCTCAAGTAACTGCAGCTAACGGTGCTACTCTTTCTGCATCTCCTGCAGCTTGGGTAGTAAATAACGCGGTTGAGCAGGCATTGAACATCTTCGATGCAATCGCTGAAGAAGTAAAAGACAGAGAAGATCTAATTATGATCGTTTCTCCTGCTAACTTCAACACTCTACGTAGAGCATTGGTTGCGCAAAACTACTACCACTACGATCAAGGTGATGGCAGAACTCTAGAGTTGCCAGGTGCAAACATCAAAGTTGTAAAGACTTCTGGTCTAATCGGCTCTGACTACGTATGCGCTGGTCCTGCTGAGTTCATAGTTGCAGGTACAGGACTTGAAGATGATGCAAGTTCTATGACCTTCTTCTGGGACAGGGGCCAAGATACTGTAAAGTTCATCTCAAAGTGGAGACTAGGTGTTGCAGTACACCAAGTAAACGTCTTCGGAACAAATGGCCTAGCATAATCTAGGATAACTAAAAAATACAAGAAATAATATGGCTTGCTCAAACCTAACAGCTGGATTTACTCTTGATTGCAATGATAGCAATGCAGGTATCGATAAAGTGTTTATCGCTAACGGTCCTGTAGAATCTATCACTGAATCAGCGGGTACTATCACAGCTATCACAGTAGGTGGATCAGCATTGACGCCAGCAGATTTCTTTGAATTTGAAGTTCCTAGACAAACTAGTTCGTTCACTGAGACTATCAACGTTTCACAAGAGAATGGTACTGTATTCTATGATCAAGCTCTCACTATGGTTTTCAATAAAATGGAAGCTAGCAAGAGAGATCAGATCTTGTTGATGGCACAAGCAACTAACATGGTTGTAGTGTTCAAAGACAACAATGGAAAGTACTTCTCAGTTGGCGTTGAGCGTGGTGCATACATGACTGCTGGCACATCTGTTAGCGGCACTGCATACTCTGACCGCAATGGTTACGAGATCACTATCTCAGGCGCGGAAGCTTCACCTTCATACGAAGTTACTGGCTCAATCGTCGAGGCATAATCGACATCCACATATAGAATGAGAGGGGACCAATAGGTCCCCTTTCTTTTTTACAACAAATTGGTTTTTTATATTTCTAGATGTAAACACACATTTTATACATGACAACTACGGTTCAACTAAATAGAGGTGATTTTTATGTGAATAATCCTACGATTACATTCAGCACAATTACAACAAAGCTGTGGTTACGTAGCGAATACTCGCAAGAGTATGAAGGTCCATTTGATGTCACGCTCATTACACAAACTGATAGATATGCTAAATTAATAGTAGAATTTCCAAATGATTGGGATGAGAATCACAAGAATGGATTTTACACATACTATATTGGCCAAGGAGCTGATGTTCAGCCTGATATAATCTATACTCAAGATATAGTCAAGATTATCACTGAGCCTGGTGGCGGCGCTGGCGAGGATGAATACATATCTACAAACGAAAGAAGAGAGGCTGATGTCTACTATCGCCCAAATTATTAACAATAAACTATGAGAAACATACCAGAAGGACTATACTCTATTAAAGGCTCCAAGTTTGAAGCTATGGAGTTACCAGTTATTAGAGAGATCAGAGGTAAAGAGTGGATGCAATTTGGCAACGATAACTTGTTCCCACAAGAATTGATATCACTTTATGATACCTCTGCAATGAATCACACTTGTATCGATGCTATTAAAGATGGTATCGTAGGTGAAGGCATCGTAGATTGGGGTGAAGAATACGTAAACTCAGCTGGAGAGACTATCAATGAAGTATTCGAAAAGATTGCATTAGATTACACTATATTTGGTGCATATGCAATTAATGTAATTTGGAACAAGGAAGGAACAAGAATAGCTGAAATCTACCACCTACCTTGTGCTAATGTTAGATCAGGAAAGCCAGATGAAGAAGACAACATTAATTCATACTGGTATTCGTCTGATTGGTCCCAAATCAGAAAATATAGACCAGTAGAATATGCAGCGTTTAGTGTTACAGATACAAAAGGTGATAATGCAAGTCAAATCTACTATTGCAAGAATTATACCCCCGGAAACGAAGTATATGCTTTACCTCATTATATCGGTGGTGTTAATGATATTCAGCTTGATGCGCGTGTATCAAGGTTTCACAACGCCAACATCTCCAACGGACTTGCCCCCTCCATGTTTGTGCAATTTAGAAACGGAGTACCTAATCCTGAAGAGCGAAGAGACATCTATAGAGAGATCGAGGATACTTTCACAGGAGAAGACAACGCTGGCCGCTTCTTTTTGGCTTTCTCAGAGCCAGGCAAGGAGCTACAAGTTACCCCGATAGAGTCAACTAATGACGAATACTATCTAACACTTGAGCAACGTATCACATCTCGCATACTAACTGCACATAGAATCACATCCCCACTACTTTTGGGCATTAAAGAAGGTGCAGGATTCAGCTCAAACTCAGAAGAGATCATCACATCATATTCACACTTTATGAATACTGTAGTGCTACCGAAGCAGAAGAAGATACTTCGATCATTTGGTTATATGTTGAACCTCTATGGTCTAAACGTCAAACTAGAGATCGAACCAACTCCAATGTTGGTAGGCACTGATGCTGACGATCCTGCAGTTGAAGAAAACATAACAATGGACTAACATGTCAAATACAGTACTTTTAGTATCCGAACAAAGAATGAAACAGTGGACGCAGTTGGATGACAACGTGCGTATGAACGAAATAACTCCACACATTCTACAAGCACAAGATATCTATATTCAAAATTCATTAGGCACTCTGCTTTACACTAGAATCAAGGATGGAGTAGTAGCTAACGATCTAAACTCAGACGAAACTACGCTACTCAAAGACTACATAGGACCTACTCTGATGCAGTATGCTCTTTATCTAATGTTACCTTCGATCAAGTATAAAATAGCTAACCAGGGTGTCCTAAATGGCTCCAGTGAAGAGACTACACCTACTACTCTTGATGAGTTAAAATATTTGAGACAAACTGTACTTGATTTGGCTGAATTCTATAACAAGAGATTAGTCAAATTCTTTATCGACAATCCAGGTATGTTCCCACAGTATGACGCACCTGGAACTGATGGCATGATGCCAGACAAAAAGAATCCATACTTTAGTGGACTCGTTACAGGCAAATCTAACCTAAATTACTATGAAGAAAAATACGGCGACTGCGACGACTGCGGCCCTTCCGCAACATACTAAAGCTACTAATACTAACGTAAAAAAGCTGAAGGTATACCTAAAGAAGGTGAACAACTCAAAGTAAAATTATATTTCTAATTGATGGATATTTTAAATGCAACAAAAGACTATGCAGAGTGTATCTCTAGTGGTGCTATTACAGAACCTACTGGAGGCACATGGGTGAGTGCTGCTGCGCTCTATCTTGGTGCCACTGGTCCAATTAATGGTTCATGGCTTCAAGCGCTCTGTGTAGCTGAGGGTGTTACAGCTCCAGTCAATGGTAGTTGGGTTATTGCACTCGCAAATCACTATGGAATTAGTCAACCTAAAAACAATTCTTGGTGGTATGCTATAGCAGATGATGCATGTAATGGAATACCAACGCCACCTCCATTCATTTGGAATCTAAATACAAGAAATTGGGAAGCTGAAACGAGAGTTTGGGCATAATAATATAATAACAACATAACATGGCAAATGTACCATTAACAGGAAATACTATTAGCTCATCATATCAAGGGCTATTAAAAGCAGGAGATAGCGGTGCTATCGGTGCTACAGAAAAAATAATAACAGATGGTCTAGCAAATGCATCAACGCTTTCGTTAGGTACCTCATCAGCTTCATTCACAGGCACACTTGATCTCTCAGGTGCTACAGTCACTGGTTTACCAGCAGCTGCTGCAGGTTTAGTATCAGGAACTGGTACTGATTCTATGAAGAATGCAGATAGTTTAGTAACTACACCAGCTGTAGCTGCAGCTGCATGCTCGATTGCTTTGGGTGATACAGCTCTTGTCAATCCTAACGCTACTGGAGGAATAGCCATAGGATATGATGCTTGTATCCAAGGAGCATCAAGTATACGAACTGGACAAATAGCTATTGGGTGTAATACTAGGGTAGTATATGATGGTATAGCCATAGGTGGTGACGCAGAAGTCATCGGCACCAAATTTAGTTTAGCCATTGGTTGTGGTGCTTCAGATGCTTCAGGGACTTGTAACGTTTCTATTGGATATCTCGCGGGGGTGGGTGCGCCAACGGTGAAAACAAATGCAATTATGATTGGCACTTCTGCAAAAGCAGATTCAAATGCAGTAGCATTAGGCGCTAATAGTTGCGCAAATTCAACAGATGGAATTGCCATAGGTACTTCATCTTCAACAAGATTGGGGCATTCGATAGCAGTAGGTACATCTTCTTGTAGTTACGGTACATGTGATATTGCAGTGGGTTTTGCCAGTGACGCTTGTGGAGGTTCTAGTATAGCGATAGGAAATACAGCCCAAGTTGCTTTAGACAAATACCATGGTATTGCCATCGGCTGTGGAACGTCAGTTACAGGTGAGTTTGCGGGTGCGATTGGATCTACAAGTTCGGCTACTGCTAACGGAGCGTACGCACTAGGCCAAGGAGTTACAGCTGCAACAGCTGACACAGTCTCAGTCAAAGCATTAGAAACTCAGACAGCATCAACACCAACTGCTGGTGGTATCATTATGACTGACGCTGGATCAACTGCACGTAGATTAAACATCGATGCATCTGGTAATCTTCAAATTGACTCTACACCTGTCGGAGGAGGCGGTGGAGCTGCAGGTTTGGTATCAGGCACTGGTACTGATTCTATGCAATCAGCTGCAAGTTTGACTACTGTTGCTGCTGATGCTGCAGCATCATGCTCAATCGCAATAGGTAGTGGAGCTTTAACAAGTGGCACACTTGGTGGTAATATTGCTATTGGTGACAATGCACAATCTGTTGGTTCAACTAATAATGCAGGTATTGCAATTGGTAAAAATTCATGTGTTGGAGGTTACGATGGAACTGTAGTTGGTGTAAATGCTACAACTCCTACTAATGGTCAAGTATTTGGTATTAATAGTTGTGTTTCTGGTAATCAAGGCGTAGCACTTGGATTTATTACATTTGCAAGTGGTGGCTCTACAGCACTTGGACATCTAGCAAAAGCTTGTGGAATTGCTTCAACTGCAGTTCACCAAGCTTGTGCTTTATCAACATATTCAATAGCTATAGGTGAAAATGCTTGTGTCGGATCGGCGGGCACATGCGGAATAGCAATTGGTTGTGGTGCTACAGTAACAAATACTAATACTGTGGCTATAGGTGTTCAAGCTTGTAGCACTCAAGATAAAGGAATTGCAATCGGATGTTCCGCTAGAGCTTTTGCATCTGGAGGAAGTGTTGCAATTGGTTTTGGAGTTGTTTGTGCAGTTGGAGCTGATAGAGGTTTAGGTATTGGTGAGGATTACATTATTAGCGGAGGTGATGGTATTAGTATTGGAACTACTACTAGAGCTTCTGCATGCTGTGCAGTTGCTATAGGTCGTGACGCACAAGCAACAGCATGTTCAGCTATAGCACTTGGAGCTGTAACAGCATCAAGAGTAAATACTGTAACTGGTTGCCAAATGGAAGCTTGCGTAGCTGGTAAAGGCATCGTAGTTACTTCACCAGATGGATTGACTACCCTAGGAATTGGGATAGATAACTCAGGAAATATAGTAACATATACTCCTTAATAATAAACAAACAAACAAAACATATACTATTATGGCATTAAACGTAACAGGACAATTTGAGCAACCAACAGGTCAAGTATTAGACGCTGCATATGCTCGCACAAACGCTGCACTAAACCTACAAGGTGATATGGTGATGGCATACCCAGAATTTTGGTTAGATGAAGCTGCATTCACTGCAGGCAAAGACAACCTCAGAGTTGACATCAGAGCTGACTTTCAGTATGCATATGATCGTGCAGTAGACGGTGCTGACATCTTGGCATTCGCAAACGCAAAAGTAAAAGAAACTCTCGAAGGTTTAGGATACACAGCAACTATTGTAGAATTAGACTAATATGAAGATACTTTTAAACATCGAAGGCGGTATTGGCAAAAATATCGCTGCTACAGGTGCTGTAAAAGTTGCAAAAAAAGATGGTCATGAAGTCGATGTATTGACTGCTTGGCCACAAGTATGGATAGGTAACCCTAATGTTAACAAAGTATTAGACTTTAACGGGTTGAGATACTTTACTGATGAGTTAAAACAATATGATAAACTCATATTTAATGACCCATACAGAGAACAAGATTTCATACAAAATAAATCTGACTTGACTGCAACCTTTAATCTAATGGTTAATGGTAAAGCCGAGTCAGTTAAACCTGAAATCTATCTAAATAAAGCTGAATGCAGCAAAGTTAGACAGATACTATCAGGTTTTGAGAAACCAATACTAGCATTCCAAACTAATGGAGGTCAAAATCAAGGTTATTCTTGGTCTCGTGACCTTCCATTAGAGGAAGTAGTAGACGTACTAAATGAGTTTACTGATGAATATGAGTTGGTTCATTTGAGAGCTAATGGTCAGCTTGAAATCAATGGTACTAAACATACTGCTGATTTAAATATTAGAGAGTGCCTGGTAGTACTCCAAGAGTCTCAGAAAAGACTTCTAATTGATTCAGTCTATCAACATGCAGCTGCAGCTATGGGACTCAAGAGTACTGTAGTTTGGGTTGCTACTGAAGTTGAGAAGTTTGGCTACGCAATGCATGATAACATTCAAGCTAATGTAGGTAAACTCAAACATGGTGAACGCACTGACTTTATCTTCGGTGGTTTAGCTGATGATCCAGACAAGTGTCCGTTTGCAGATGATCAAAAGGTATTAGATACCAAGAAGATTATTAACTCACTAAAAAAACAAAAGTAATATGTTTACACAAGATCAAATATTAGGATTCATCAGACACGCTCTGACATTGGCTGGAGGCGCTCTAGTCACTAATGGACTGTTTACTGAATCAGAACTACTCGAAGCTGTTGGTGCAGCTTCTACGCTGATTGGTTTTGGATGGTCATGGTACGTTAAAAGAAACAACGACCAGCTAGAAACAAAATAATGTATAGATATATAATAGGTGGATATCAAACGTGGTATTCATTTATGTTACATATTTGTGGATTTATCCGCCTATATTAATCTATTTTTTTTTATTTTTTACTAATCAGGCTGTCATTTAGAATGTTTATTTAGGCCGAAAAAATGAACTGTCGTAGTTTTGTTGATTGTTTTGAATTCTATTTTACATGCGTGTTCTACGACAAGACAGCCAAAGGGGTAGAGTTATTCTACCCCTTTTTTTATGAAACAACTTTAGCTAGATAAATATAATAATTGAACGGTTCATATCGTTTAATTTGATTTATTTTATTTTTATGGTTTGAGGACCGATCTTTTCGCTTCAGAGGTCGGTCCTTTTTTTATGTGACAATTTTTGTGAGTGTGATCAGATAGATATACAGTTGAAACTATTTGCTGCAACTAGCATATAGTTAGTAACAAAGGCCAAAAACACGCATGAACCATGAAAATCAAATATTTAAAGTACGTACCACTTCAACAATTAGTTGAACTAGGCCTATCGGCCAATCAAATTTTATTAGCATCAGCAGTAATGTCATTCTATAAAGATGGTAAAACATTACGCGTTGGATACAAAAAACTAGGTCAAGCTATTGGTGTATCCTACAAAACTATTGAGCGTGATACAGACAAATTGTCTACATTGGGTTTAATTAATATTAAATCAGGTTATGCAGAAATGAATGCAAATGAGTATACACCTACTCCAAAACTAATTAGTTTATATAGACAAAATGTCTATATCAATATAGACAAAAAGTCTACCCATACCCCCTCTAAAGAGGGGTATAATAGAGAAGGTGATCCTGCTTCTTTAGCGAAGCAGTATAACCTTCACAAAGAATACATGTCTGACCTTGAATTAGGTTATGACGCAGAAAAAAGACTATACCAAAGATTAGCATTAATAAAAACAAAATAAAGCATCATGAACAAAATCTACGAAAGAAGCTATAGCTATTCTGATCTAGCTATACCTGCAACCATTTGGAACGATACTAAAGTTAATGGTATTCAAAAGCAAATGCTCGCGTTATTCAAGAAATTAACAAGAGACGGTAAAAACAAGATAGAGTATATGTCTAGGATACAAGCTAGAATCCATTGTACCCATGAAAAAGACATTATCTATAATATAAAGCAAATGCATACCAAAGGCTTTATCAAGCTCACCAAAGAGTCTGGTAAAATTTGGATACATTATACCTATCAAGAGAAATCTGCTGCGCCAGACAATACTCAAAATGCTTCTGGGTTATTCTGATAAATAACCAAGACAACAAACATGACGGTACAGATCCCAAAACGATACATTTACCTAGTTGGACAGGTAACTGAAGAAGAACTGCTATTAGTAGCTTTTATGCACTATGTTAAAAAACAGTATCCAGATCATGACTACTACAGTATTTGGCAATATGATGTTACAACTATATTAGGTGTGCTTCGAACTGGTGAAGGACCAGCTTTTATGTTTAAAAACCTAACTAGTGTATTTGTAGTAGCTATGACATCAGACTACAAGTTTGATATGAAGTTTAAACATTGGGAGCCAGATGAAATTGATTACGAACTACAAGACTTTAGAAATATAGTAGTTTGGTCCTATATTCTAGATCAAGGTGCACTAGCTGAGTATGATCATAATACACCAAGTAAAACTTTT